AGAACTAATTCTAGAGTACTTGAGAGTGGTGAAACTAGAGAATTCAAAGAAAGAAGAGCTAAAGAAGAAATAGAATTCGACAGAAAAATAGATAGAACAGTGGAAAGTGAGCTAAGTAAAATGTCATCAGATAAGTTAGAGAAATTGGCTAAAGAAATAAGTAGCGGTGCAGAAGCTAAAATAATTAGAAAATAGGGGATATTGATGGAAGAAAACAATAGTAATGAAAGTTCAGAAAGTATCAGCGAATCTTTAGGCGAAGCGGGCTATAGTAAAGAAGATTTAAATGATATTAGTGAATCAATATTTCCTAATGAAGAAAAGGAATTAGAAGATGAAAGTGGACTTGATGAAAGTAAATCAGTTATCAAGGAAGAGGAGGAGAAGGGAACATCAGCTAAGGAGAATGAAGGAGTTGAAACAGCAGGAATTCCTGGAAAATATCAAGCTCCTAACACATGGAATAAAGAAATTGTAGCTAAGTGGAATACAATACCAGAAGATATTCAAGCTGAAATAACTAAAAGAGAGTCAGACTTTCATAGAGGAATAGAGAATTATAAAGTAGCAGCTAACCTAGGACATTCATTCCATGAAATAGCTAAAGATTACCATGATGGATTAAAATCCCGAGGAGTCGATACACTTCAATTAGTTAGAGGTGTAATGGAGATGGAAAAACAATTAGCTACTGGTACAAATGATGAAAAATTACAGATATTTGCCAAGTTAGCTCAAGATTATGGTATATTATTCAATGAAGCCGGTGATTATGAATTCCAAGATAATACAATCAAAGAGTTACGAGATAAGATAGCTTCTTTAGAAAGTAATCAGGCACATAACACCAAGTTAGTTGAGACTGAACAAAGGAACAAAATCTACACAGAAATTGATGCCTTTAAGAATGATCCGGCTAACAAACATTATGCAGCAGTAGAACACATAATGGCAAAATTAATAAGTAGTGGAACTGCATCAGGTCTAAAAGATGCCTACGAACAGGCGATTTATATAGAACCTAAAGTTAGACAGTTAGAAATAGATAGAATAGCTACTGAGAAAAGTGAATTAGATGCTAAGGCTAAAGCTGAACAAGTTAAGAAAGCTAAGAAGTTAACATCATCTAATATAAATTCTCAAGGTAGTAGAAGTATAAGCAAGAGCAAGCCGAATGGATCATGGGAAGAAAATCTAGATGCTGAGTTTGATAGAATAGCATCACAGTCTTAGATTCTCAAGTATTTAATAGGCTAATGTTCAATTAATCTAATTTTTAATTTTTAGGGGTATATAATGGCTAGTCCTAATGCTATATTTACGGAATTGGTATCTACTACATTTCGTAATCATAAGAAAGAAACAGTAGATAATGTCTCCAAGAATAATGCCTTGCTACGTCAGCTAATGAATAAAGGCAATATGATTGAAGAAGATGGTGGCCTTACTCTAACCTATCCAATCGAATATGCTGAAAATGGAACCTATCAACGCTATAGTGGATATGATCTATTAGATATTTCAGCTAGTGATGTAATCAGTGCAGTAGAATTCCCTTGGCGTCAGATTGCATTAAATGTAGTAGCTAGTGGTCAAGAATTGCGTATTAACAGTGGCAAAGCTAAACTAATTAATTTAGTTAAAACCAGAGTTAAGAATGCAATGAAGACATTCAAGAATAACTTCTCAGTTGACGTATATAGTGATGGTTCATTACCTAATCAAATTAATGGTCTACAAGCATTAGTTAGTGATACGGGTACTGGTATAGTTGGCGGTATTAATTCTACCAATTTCCCTTTTTGGAAAAATATTGTCCAATCCGCAGCTACTCCTTTAGGCGGTGGTGCAGCTATCATTCCATCTTCAACAACTATTGAATCTTTAATGCTTCCACTATGGATGCAGTTAACTCGTGGTGATGATAAGCCTGATTTAATAGTAGCTAGTAATGACTATTTCCAAATGTACGAAACAAGTCAAGTAGCTATGAAACGGTATACATCTAGTGAAGAAGCTCAAGGTGGATTCATGACTCTAGCCTATAAATCAGCTAATGTAATCTTTGATGGTGGAAGTGGAATTCCAAATAGTCACATGTATTTTCTAAACACAGATTACATTAAATTAGTAGTTCATAAAGATGCTAATCTAACTGAATTAGAAGATGCTCGCCCAATCAATCAAGATGCTACAGTAATTCCAATCTTGTGGATGGGTAATCTTGTAGAGACTAATCGTTCATTGCAAGGTGTATTGAAAGCATAGTCTAATTAAATAATAGTTTAGGAGAAATATAATGGCTTATAAGATAACAGATCCCGTAGTAGGATTTCAACCAATAGCAGAGTCTAGTACAACACAAAGACACAATGCAGGAGCTAGAGTTAGAGCAGCCGATCCGGTATATGGTGAAGCAGAATTCTTCTATGCTCAAGGTGTAGCATTAACAGCACCTGGTGATCTAGTAGCATTTGATACAACGGCTAAGACAACAACTAGAGTAATATTAGCTACTAAAGGCCCGGTTGGTGTTGCTATGTCAGCTAATCTAGCAAATCAATGGGGATGGTATGCAATATTTGGTAGCGTTCCAGTTAACTCTAGTGCAGTAGTGGCTAATGCTTCGGTATATGGTACGGCAACTCCAGGTGTAACGGATGATGCAGTAGTAGCAGGTAGTCTAATCAATGGTGCTAGATACAAATCTACAGATGCTGGTGGTCGTGCTACTGTTCAACTAAGTTATCCTTCCGCTGATGGTTTAGGTTAATAATTTCTAGTAGTGAGCATGAGGCCGGTTAGATTACCTATTGTCTAGCTGGCCTTTTTTCATTCTAATTAAGATAAGGAAAATAATATGCCAGTAAGTGTAAATGAAGATATTCCTCCAATGATAGATTTTTGGATTCATGAGTATGAGGATAGGAATAAGACATTAGAGAAGGGTGAGTTCGTAGGAATTCCAACAGATATGGTAACAATTAAGCCGCATGGTAGTAGAGATACAGTTGATCGTATATACACAGAGTGGCTACAACATATTAAAGAGCAAGCAAATGTAGGTAGATTTCCTAAAGATTGGATAGTAATGATTCAAAAGAAATACGATGCGTGGAAGAATGGGACTCCGATGCCTAGCTTTGGTACTCCTCTAAATGGTTGGATTCATGCCGATCCTAATACATTAAAGGCTTGTCTAGCTGCGAGAATTACAACTATTGAAGAATTAGCTGCGGCGAGTGAAGAGTCTTTGCGACACTTAGGAATGAATAGTAGAATTCTAAAGAAGAAAGCTGAAATGTATGTCAATCAAGAAAAGATTCCATCATCTGAAGAAATTAGAGCTACAATAAAAGATTAGAGGATATTATGAATCTACTAGAAATTATCCAAAGATTTACTACTAGGTCAGGATTAGGTAAGCCACCGGTTGCTATACTATCTAATGATGCTTCAATAACTCAAATGGTAGCTCTAGTAGAAGAAGTAATAGAAGATTTAAGTACAACTAGAGCAAAGTGGACAGTACAAACTAGAGAACTGGTGCATAGTGCAATAGCTAACGAAAACCAGGGTAATTTGAGAGTATTATGTCCAGGCTATCAATCAATTATAGTCAATACAATGTATAATAGAAGTAAAGACTTGCCGATAGTTGGTCCATTCGATGAATCGGAGTGGCAATCAGCTAAGTCTACTCAATACACTTCAGCATACTCCAAGTTTAGAATCTGGCAAGGTAGCCTATTCTTATATCCAGTACCTGAATTGGGTGAGATAGTATCATTTGAATATAAGTCTAATTATTTAATACAAGATGCTGATGATTTAAGTTATAAAGAATACTTTACTAAAGATACTGATATATTTCTATTACAAAGTCCACTAGCTATTCAAGGTCTAAGATACTTATGGAAGCGAGAAAAGGGTCAACCATACGCCGAGGAATTCGCTAACTATGAACGCTTAGTAACTATGATGGAATCTACAGATAGAGTAGCTAAAGACTTAAACATGGCTGATAGTTATAGTAGCCTAAAGCCTGGGATATCAATACCTGATTCTAGCTGGCCAATAAGTAATTAGGGGATAAGATGCGACAACCTGCTAATGCTAAGCAATCAATTAATTTTGTAGCTAGTAATTTTAATATAGTTTCCCCCATTGGTGGATGGAATGTTATAGATTCATTAGCTAATATGCCCGCTACTGATGCGCTATTTCTTGATAATCTTTGGCCTACTCCGACTAGTGTTAGATTAAGGAAAGGTTGGGTAGAGTATGCTAGTTTGGAAGCAGATGATCCAGAAGTACAGGCGCATGATATTAGAGGATTACTAAGCTACAGTAGCCCGAACGGAATGAAAAGATTATTCGCATGTGATCAGACTGGAATCTATGATATAACAGCAGGTGACCATGTAGCTATAGATCCAGCTCCTTCAACTAACGGAGCATGGCGGGGAATTAGCATATCTAATGCAGCCGGAAACTTTCTATTCGCATTTAATGGGGTAGATAAGGCTCAACTATTTAATGGCTCAACATGGACTACAATAGATGCTGTCTCAAGTCCTCCCTTAACTGATGTAGATTCATCTAGTATAGTTAATGCTACTGTGTTTAAGTCTAGAGTATTCCTTGTAATTGTTGAAAGTTTAAGTTTCTATTATTTAGGTGTTAATGCTATTAGTGGGAAGGTTACCGAGTATCCATTAGGCGCAATATTTGATAAAGGTGGAACTTTAATAGCCTGTGAGACATGGAGTTTAGATAGTGGAGAAGGAATAGATGACTATATAATCTTTATTACATCAGAAGGTGAAGTAGCTGTCTATCAAGGAACAGATCCTTCAAGTGCATTGAATTGGGCATTAGTTGGTGTATATTATATAGGTAGACCTCTAAGCTATTCATGTGCAACTAAAGTAGGTGGGGATTTACTCTTATTAACTGTTCAGGGAGTCTATCCATTATCCAAAGCTCTCCAATCCGCAACAACTAATAAACAAATAGCTACTTCATATAAAATCCAACCGGCGTTCGACTTCTATGTTAGCAATGGCGAAGGATTCTATGGTTGGCAGATACTATTCTATCCAGGTGCTACTATGTTATTAGTTAATGTCCCCTTTAAAAGAGATGATGCTAATAACTTCTTATATAGCTATCAATTTGTAATGAATACTACTCATAATTCTTGGTGTAGATTTACTGGTATGGCTAGCGAAGTCTGGGGAATATTTGATAATAGATTATTCTTCGCTAAACATAATATAGTCTATGAAGCATTAGTTGGAGATAAAGATGGTAGTAATCCAATTAGAGGGAAGGCAAAGCAAGCATTTAATACATTAGGTAGCTCACAATACAATAAGCATGTTAAATTAGTCAAACCTGTCATTGAAGTGAATGGTGGAATGGGATTAAAGCTAGGCTTCGATGTAGACTTTAAG